CGTGCAGCCTGTAAGATTATGAAAACACGTTATGCCAAACCTTTTGAATCAGTGCAAGTTGAGATTCCTTATGCTACAGGTATGAGTCCATACAGTGGGCTTACTGACCTGTGTGAAGCGAGAGGTATTTTGACAAAAGATGGCAACAGACTTAAATACGTTTCAACGGATGGTACAGAGATCAAAATGTATCGTAAGGAGTGGGAACGTAATGAAGAAGGATGTCTCGATCGAGTCATGACAGAATTCAATGATGTTCCTGCAGTGGCAGCAGTACCAATGAACGTTGATGAAGAAACTGGAGAAATCTTTGAGCATGAATGACAATCAAATCGCAGATGTATGGCTTTTATTTAAAGAATACATTGATAAAAAAATCTTAGATACTGTGGCTGATCGATATGTTGAATTGTTGGCCGACTATGGTGTAAACGATGCAACATTAGAAATGGCTACAGGTCATGATGAAATTTTAGATAAGTCTATTGAATATTATCTTGACGAAACTTCTGATGAAGAAGAAGGATTCGAAGAAGATAATTGGGATGCAGATTCAGAATCGGATGAAGATTAATTTATGAGTTGGTATTCTAAGATTAGCAAAGATATTTCTTGTATTCCGGACGCAGTTGACTACTATGAAATAGAATTAACTGTGGCAAGAAATGAATGTCGTATCACTGGTAACATTGAAAAGGCCGCCGCTTCAATGCCTGGTGTAGTAGAACAACGATATAGTCAATTACAAGAAATAGAAGCAATCTTAGAATATCTCAACATCGAGTGTCGCCGACTCAAAAGCCAACATTTTAGAAAATATCTTGAAAACTATCAACGTGCGTTGAGTTCTAGAGATTGTGATCGATATGTAGAAGGTGAAGCCGATGTTGTCGATTTTGAAAAAATTATCAATGAATTTGCCTTGTTGCGTAATAAATGGCTGGGCATTACTAAAGCACTTGATCAGAAACAATGGCAGTTGACTAACATCGTTAAACTCAGAGTTGCAGGAATGGAAGATGCTACATTGTAAATAATACTATGAAAAAAATAGTATTAGTTACTGGCGGGTTTGATCCTGTCCACTCTGGGCATATTGCCTACTTCAAAGCCGCACGAACATTGGGCGATATGTTCATTGTTGGACTAAACAGTGATGAATGGCTCATACGTAAAAAAGGCGCATCGTTTATGCCCTGGAACGAACGCCTGTGCATCATTAATAATTTAAGCATGGTGGATGAAGTTTACACCTTTAATGATGACGACGGTTCTGCTCGACATTTTATCCAACAGGTACGATCCCATTATCCCGATGCCACTTTGATTTTTGCCAACGGCGGGGATCGAACTAAAGACAACATTCCCGAAATGGATGTGCAAGATGCCAATATTGAATTTGTATTCGGTGTTGGTGGTGAAGATAAAAAGAATTCTAGCAGTTGGATCTTACAAGAATGGAAATCTCCCAAAACTGTTCGCCCATGGGGTTACTATCGTGTGTTACATGAAGTTGGTACAACTACCAAACTCAAAGAACTAACTGTGACACCCAAAACATGTTTAAGTATGCAACGTCATGATCAACGTGCCGAATTTTGGTTTGTAGCTGAAGGCGAAGCCGCAGTGTACACCTTGAATAATTCTAGTGATCATGATCTTGTTGGACACTTCGCTGTACATGACTACATTTGGATTGAAAAAAATCAGTGGCACATGCTGTGCAACGAAACTGATCAACCTCTCAAACTGATTGAAATTCAATACGGTGAAAAATGCGTCGAAGAGGACATTGAAAGAAAATGACTAAATGGATCTTTGTAAGTAAGAATGGAGAAGATTCTTACGTCAACATGTTTGCCGCAGGTTGTCAAGGCACTGTAGTAAGTGACGAACATTTCGACTATGACAGCAGTAACGATCCCATAGTATTGAGAGGTATTCTCAAACACAAAGTCATGAAACGCTGTTGGAAAGACAATAGAACATTTTACTACATTGATACTGGATACTTTGGTAATGAGCGTACTGTGGCAAATCCACAGGGATGGAAATATTGGCATAGAATTGTTAAAAATAATCTACAACATAGCGAGATTATAAATCGCCCAGACGATCGATTAAAACGATTTAACAAAGAATTTCGACCATGGAATAAAAATGGCCGTAAAATATTAATAGCCAAACCCGACATAAAACCTTGTAAATTTTATGATATAGATTTAGACAAATGGGTTGAAGACACAGTCGACACCATTAAAAAATACACAGACCGTCCGATTGAAATTAGAGAACGAGCACCTAAGAGAGAAGATAGAACTTCGACGGATACGCTTCAACGAGCACTTGACAACGATGTATTTGCGCTGGTAACATTTAACAGTGTGGCTGCAATTGAAAGTGTTTTTCATGGAATTCCGGTATTTACATTAGCACCAGCAAATGCTGCAAGCCCTGTAGCATTGCAAGACCTAAGACAAATAGAAAATCCCTATTATGCCGATCAAGATAAATTACATGCATGGGCATGTCATTTATCCTATGGACAGTTTCATGTTAATGAACTTCGAAACGGCTCAGCAAAACAAAAATTAGAAGATTGGTATGATTGAAGAAAACAGCGAAGAACAATTAGTAACACCTATAAAAGTATTTGTAGGATATGATCATCGAGAAGACATTGCCTATCAAGTATGCAAATATAGTATCGAGTCGAGATCACACAGTGTAGAAGTCATACCTCTTAATATTAAAAAATTAACAGCAGAAGGTCATTATTTTCGACCAGATGACGAAAAAGGATCGACTGAATTTACCTTTACTAGATTCTTAGTTCCGCATCTTACCGACTATACTGGTTGGGCAGTATTTTGTGATTGTGATGTTATTTGGCAAGTGGGCATTGAAGATCTCATGGAACAAGCAGATCCCCAGTATGCAGTTATGGTAGTACAGCATGAATACACACCCACTGAACAACTGAAAATGGACGGAAAAATACAATATCCGTATCCTAGAAAAAATTGGAGTTCTGTGATATTGTGGAATTGTGATCACCCCAGTAATAAAATGTTGACCAAAGACATAGTCAATGAGGAAACTGGTGCCTTCTTGCATAGATTTCAATGGTTACCAGATTCAGAAATTGGAGCATTGCCCACAGTGTACAACTGGTTGGTCAATTGGTATCACGAACCTGAAGATGGCAAACCTAAAATTATACACTACACCGAGGGCGGTCCCTGGTTTGATAATTATGTAAATTGTGCGTACGGTGCCAACTGGGAACGTGAAAAAAACAAATATCTTGAAGCAGTAAAACCTCCTGCACCTGAACCAATAAAACATCCGTTTGAAAATTTACCGCCACAGTTAACATCGTTATTTCATAATATACTGCGATATAGAGTAGATCCAGCAGGAGACTGGTATGGGGAAGATTATGAAAAAATTATCAAGGAAGTGAAAATGTTAGATAATGGAACAGTATTTGCTGTCGACGGCGGCCGTGACCCTAATGATCCTAAAGGTCATGTATATGACCCTTATATGAAATCGTTTATCATAGGTAGTGGTGGTCAAATTACCAATTATGATAAAATCGAATCATCAATGACTCCTGTGGTATTTCGTGGAATTACCAAAAGCAAACATATGCGAGCATGTGAAGCAAAAGGAAGAGATTACTACTATATCGACACTGGATACTTTGGTAACGTAAGAAAGAAATTTTATCATAGAATTACAAAAAATGCCATGCAAAATATAGGACCAGTGATCGAACGACCATTTGATAGACTGGCATTGATTGGTTGGCAAAAACGTAAATTCCGCCCCGGTCGTAACATCTTAATCTGCCCACCTAGCAGTAAGGCCATGGAAAATTTTGGTCTTGATTTAAAAGAATGGATTGAAAATACTGTAAACACTATTAAAGCAAACACTGATCGACCTATTGTTATTAGAGAAAAACTCAGTCGCCGTGAACGTAGTTCAACAGACACCATGGAAATGGCATTAGAGCGTGATGTGCATTGTCTTGTAACTTATAACAGCATTGCAGCCACAGAAGCAGTATTGTTAGGTAAACCGGCATTTACACTTGGACCCAATGCTGCTCACAGTGTTAGTTCTAACGATTTAACGCAGATAGATACACCTTACTATCCAACATTAGACGAGGTAGAAGCGTGGGCTGCTCATTTAGCATATGCACAATTTAGTGAAGCTGAAATGATGAACGGCACGGCGTGGAGAATTTTAAACGATCATGCATGATGTTGTAGTCTATTTTAGTTCTATACATAAACAAACGCCCGGAAGAAAGATAGATACGCTTCAGGCGTTTGCTGACGGTGCAAGAAAATGTGGTGCTAGTGTTCATATAGAAAGTCAACATATATTTCGTCCATCTAAACTGGCAGTGATATTAGGATGGCCAAGTCCTATACAAACAACTCCTAACATTAAACTTCGCGCTGAAATTGTAGAAAAACAACGACTCAGTGGTAATCATGTAATGTCAATTGATGCAAACTGTTTTAAATTTTGTGATCAAGAAAGTAGATATTTGCGATACAGTATTAATGGGGTGTTTTATGATACCAGCGAATACGCTAATAAAAATTCAACCAGCAATCGTTGGGATCAATTATCTAACGATTTAACAGTCTCTATGGCCGATTGGAAATCTAGTGGAGACTATATCCTATTCTTAATCCAACGCGACGGCGGCTGGGGTATGAAAGGTCTCAGTCCAGTTGAATGGGCACGAGACAAAATACGACAAGTTAGACAACACACTGATTTACCCATTGTATTACGACCTCATCCTGGTAGGATATCAGATTTAACACCATTACTTGGCCATAACATTTCAATCAGTGATAGTGTAAACAAACCACTGATGAAAGATTTAAAACACGCTAGATCTTCATTGGTCTTTAACAGTAGCAGTGGAGTAGCCAGTATTCTTAGTGGTGTGCCGTTGTGGGTAGACGACAGCAGTAGCGTCTGTTGGGACGTTGCTAACAAAAGTATTACAAGTATAAATGCCCCTATGTTATTTGACAGAACACAGTGGATATATGATTTGGCCGCTTGTCATTGGACTGACGAAGAAAGTCGACAAGGTCTTGTTTATAAACAATTCTTGCCTTACCTTACTTAATTATTTTGTTTTATTAATTCTGGAGAATACTGAGGTAACGCATTAGTATCATCCGCATCTTTGGCATTTTCTAGTTTAGCTGTCCTAGCCCGTAACTCGCTGGAAGAATACTTGTGTCCACGCTTATGGTAGTGCAATTCAATTCCCACGTCCATACAATACTGTTTACCTGTAAAATCTCTATTTAAATATTCTTCGCTTAAGAATCTAACATGGATTGTCTGTGTCTGCAATAATTGTAATAGATCAAATTCTGTTTCGTAAATTAAAATCTCATCAACATACTTGCAGGCCTGAAGCTGAACGTATCTTTCATAGGCGCTTTGTACAGGTTTATTTTTTGATCCGGGCCGATCTACGGTTGGATCGATCTGCAGTGCAACTACAAGATAGTCGCATAATTCTTTTTCCATCTTTAGCATTGTTACATGGCCAGCGTGTAACAGATCAAAACTACTGCAATTAAATCCTATTTTCATTTCTTGCCTTATTTAAATTGACATACCGGAATCGGAATCATCTTATGAAGATTTCTTTCTCTAATTTCTTTGTAACGTTTTAATCTAACTTTTTCGTCTTTGGTTAGAGTCTTTTCATCACCGTCAAACAACATACTAGATTCCAATTCTGGATAAGACATTCCCAATTGATCTTCGTCGGTTCGACCATCGTCCCATAGCCCGTCGGTTGGGGGTGCATCGATTATTTCTTGTAGCAATCCTAAAAACGTGCCTAGTTCCCAAACTTCAGTTTTAAGACAATCGCCAATGGGACTGATATCCACCCCACCGTCACCGTACTTGGTAAAGAATCCTACTCCAAAATCTTCGACTTTGTTACCGGTGCCTACTACTATTCCGCCTTCGGTTTGTGCAAGCTGATACAAGGTCATCATCCGTAGCCTAGCCCTGCTATTAGCCAATGCTAATAAATTTGCATCTGGCCATAAGTTTTCAAATGCCTTCCAGGATTTATTTAGATCAATAGTTATATGTTTGACATTTTGATATTTTTCTTCTAACCATTGTCCGTGCTTGATACTCAAGCTATGAGTAGATTTACTTTGTTTAATAGGCATACTTACTATTATTGTTTTAATACCAGTTTCAGCGCATAGTGTACTGACCACAGACGAATCAATGCCGCCGGATACTCCGACTACTAGAGTTGTTATTTTATTTTTTTTAACGTAGTCTTTGATCCATTTGGTGATAAACTTTGCTCGATCTTTTACTTTCATACCTTATCCTTATAGATAGTGTTTCTGTACCAATCATTAATTGGATGAGTAGAATCTCTAAACCACCAATACAAGTCTGGACCTGACCAATCTTTGAATTGTTCTTGATACCACTCGACGGAACGGGGATATGTTAACCAATTTGGATCATACATTCTTTTTTTAGCCTTTACTGGTTTGTCTGGTTTGTGTAGACCAATAAACACAAATTTAGTAGCATAGTTCATTAACTTATCACGCAACCACGACATATCAACATCCGGAATACTGCCTAACACTTGTGTACATATAACAGCATCAAATGTTTGTCCAACGGGTTCTATTTCAAATTCTTTTACGCAAGGATCAAACTTATAAACACTTTTCGCATTTATCCTAGTCTGAAATGTCATTGGTTCTGTTACTTGATTGTGTGGTAAACCGTATGGCACCATATTTGTATATTGTCTACCTTTGCCACATCCATAGTCTAGTACAGTTTTTGCATTGTATTTGTCCATAAGAACACGAATTTGATTATGATAATTTTTACAATCGTCACCACCCCAACTGCTGTTATTCAATTGAAATTGTTTTCCTAGTTCTACACTTTGTTCATAATATGACGACGGCATCAATATTCCTTAATTATTATATCTTTATTGTTTAAAACCCAATTCATTTCATTTCCTGTAATTCTATATTGCTTAACCCAGTCGCATAAAATATCATAATGAGAAAATTTTAAAAATTCTTTGCGAACCAGATACATATGGCAACTTACCATAATAGATCTAGCGGCATCATTTCTTATATTTTTAAATAACAAATTTCCGTTTTTAGAACGATCTTCAATGCACTTTTGTAATGCAATATCTCTAGTAGTTAGTCCTTTTTTATGTGATACCACCACAAAATCGGTAATCTTCTTTATATCATTAACATCTATTTTAAATCCTTTTTCAGAATAGTAGTTTCTAAAATCGTATCCTAGATAGACAATGTCAAGAGTGTTGTTAACTACATTGTCGATAGCTTCTAATAACATTTCTATTGAGCTGTTGGTAAACCAAATGTCTGTTCTAAATTTTATTATAATATTTTCTGATAAAATTTCAGAACTTTTCATAAAGTCAAAAACTTGACAGCCCCCACTAATTGTGAATGTGCATTCTGTTCGATCAAAGTCTGGGAGTTTGTGATCATAGACGGTTACTGGATATTTTTCTTTTATTTTATCAATTACTTTGACATGATTAGAAAACGTAACTGATGAAAATTTATTAGCACCTGTGTAAAAAATTGCTATCATTTTTTATTAATAAACTCTTTCATAGGATTTACAAGGTCAGTAGTTAGCCCAGATATTACTCGATCTTGGTTATAGAACAAGTTAAAATTGTGATCAATTCTATTTAATGTTTCGTTATCGTACGGCACTTTTTCATAGTTAGAAACATTATTAGTGATAATAGAAATTTTTTCACCTAATTCCGATGTTAGATCGTAACTTTCGTCAAATATATTATCATAAGATACAAACCCTTGAGATTTAAGGTATTTTAGTATACCGGCTTGTCCTATAACCATAAAGGGGTGTTTCATTCCAATCGGCTTATAAATTTTTTCAGTTAGGAAAATAACAGCCTCGTTCCAACTTCTTGCAGACTCTAGTGCAATTGTAAAACAAGTGTCGTCATACCAACTAAAATTTTGATAACGATGCCATGTGATATTTTCTTTATTTTCTTTCACAGGCAATGATACACCATGACTAATACAACTCCAAAGTGCATCAGAATTTAACCACGGTTTTAACGAAGTAAGTATTTCGTCACGCCAACCCCTTGCATGGCCGATTGGCATTAAAAATTTCTTAGAGTAATTTCTTTCAGGACGGTATTGATCATATTGATGCATCTTCCACCATAAACTTTCATTGTACCAGAAAAAGTTAGGAACAAACACAGCTCCTTCTACTGGTTCAGGATTATAGTTGCCATAAAGATACAAATGATTTGGATTACGCAATTTACCATATAATTTTTTATATTTTCCGGTGTAGCTTTCCCACGTTGCGTCTACAATAACCCGTCTATCGGTAAACTTTTCTCGTTGATCTTGTACCAAATATTGTCTAGCCCCAACAACAAAAACTGTATCGTTACTATAGGCTTTACCCTCAACATAGTGCTCAACAACAAAATTATCATCGACTATTTTTTGAAACCACGGGGAATGAAAGAAAGAATTTTCTTGATAGGGAACTGCATACAATACTAATGTTTCTCTGTTTGCTAAATATTTTTTCATATTTTTGTACTCATGTACCAAGGCATAGCGTCTGGCATTTTGTGCCCAAATCTTTTCATATCTTCGATGATATAATCATATCCTACTTGCCACGGATCGAAATTATCTGGTAATTGTTTTCTAATTAGATAAATTTGAGACATGACATTGTACGCCCTGTCTTGTGTGGTCAACATCGATCGAAACAACTTTGTGCCACATGCCCGTTTTGAAGGCTTAGATGATTCTATGTTTTGATATATTTCTTTTTTATCTTTTAATACATTTTTATTGACAACAACAACAAAATCTTGGACCCAGGGCTTTTCACTAATATGTTCTTTGGTATATGTATGTCCGATGTAGTCTTTCCAGTTGCATCCGATAAAAGATGCATCTTGCATGCCATCGACAACTAATTTTACTTCTTCAACTATGGCATCCATTGCTCTATCAGTGAACCAAAGGTCGCTTCTAAACTTCACAACGATATTTTCTTTAACCTTTTCTACACCCTCTAAGAAATCAAAAATTTGTATACCGCCACTTTGTTGCCAAGGGCTGGGGCTAGGTTGATCGAGTTCTCTAGTGAAGTCGTACTTTATCACTGGAGCAATTTGTTCTAGTTTAGATACTAGGACTTGATGATTTTCGCGACGCATAGATGCGTATCGACGTTGTCCTATATACATTACTGCAATCATTAAAATTTCCCAAATCGGTCAAGACTAAACCACCATTTGTATAATTCGTAATCAAATTGCATCCTGTTGAGCATATCCCAACCTACCTGCCAGTCAATGGGGTAGTCTTGATATTTGTTACGAATTAAATATATTTGACAAGCAACAACACGTGGCTTGCAAGATCTAGAGCAGATGAGTTTATAGGTAGAATTAGCACTTGGATATCTGGACATCTTTCCTACTTGAAGTGCTGCTAACGATAACTTGGCATCGTTTAATTTTTCTTTGTTACAAATGATAACCCAATCAAGCACCTTATCAGTAACAAGATAAGGATATTTAAAATAAGTTTCTTTCCACAAGGGATTTTCTTGTAAATCTCTGTCAGGGGGATTCCCTAATAATCCCATGCCACAAAATGAAATGTCGTGTTCCTCGTTGATTATGCTTTCAATCTCTTCCACGATAACATCGATGGATGATGGTGTGAACCAAACATCTTTTCTAACTTTGATAATAAACTGTTCTTGTACCTGCTCAACTGCTTTATAAAAATCCCATACTTGTAGTCTAGCGGCACCTTTGTCGTCTTCTGGAAAAGGACAGTCACTACGGTCTAAATTAGGTTGAGAAAAATCATATACAGTCACTACCCACTTTTTAGACAACCGTTGAATTAACAGTTCGTGATTAATTTTTGAAATTTCCGGAAATCTATTCCGGCCAATGTAGACTAGTCCAATCATACACTAATCGCTCTCACTAGTAAATGCCAACCTAAATATTCTTTAACAGCATGTCTCATTGTTTCGGGCATTGCTTCAAACCAAGGTTCTAGTTCGAAGATACCTTTTTTATATTGAGGAATTTGATACATAAAGCAATGATCTTGTCTTACACGTTCAACTGTAAACTTATCTTTCAGTAATTCGAAAATTTCTTCTTTAGTGTAAGCCTTTGCATATGGACAGCCTGCTTGAGCTTCGAACTGATCTAGTCCTTGCTGAATCATAGCATATTTCCAAGAATTCTTAGCATAGACCATAAATTTAAATTCTCCGCCTGGAACTAAAACACTTCTAACTCTATCAATAATAGTATCAATGTCCGGGTAATGATGGATAACACCAAAGCTATAAATCAAATCAAACTTTTCACCATTGGAGAATACTCGGTCTAATTCTTCTGCATTGCATTCGACGAAAGTGCCAGCCAAGCCAAACACTTCGAATCTTTTTTTGGCCAACTCAATGCTGGCTGCACTCAAATCTACACCAGTATAAACAGCACCGTGACGAGCAAAGTTGGTTGCATCAGTGCCAATGCCACAACCTATCTCCAGCACACGAAGACCTTTCCAGCGT